GAGTTATTAAAGAAACAAAGGAAGAAAAAACTAGACGACCTTGAAAAATCACTAGAAGATAAATCTGAAAAAGTAGAGAAAGTCGTTGAAAAAGTAGAGACTGCACCACAACCAGTTAAGGAGAAGCCTACTCCTACACAAGGACTATTTACTCAAAAACAACTAGACGATGCAGTTATGAATGGAATAATGGGATATGATAAGATAAGGAAGGAAAGGAAATCAAAAAAGAAAGAAGAAGAAGCAAAAGCAAAAGAGCAACAGCAATTGAAACAAACTCTTGAAAATGCTATTACCCCCCAGCGTCCTTGGAATCCCTATGCTAATTGTTACTAATTATTTTCTCTAATAGATATAATGAGAGTCCTTGAATTATTCAGTGGAACTGGTTCAGTGGGTAAGTGTTGTAAAGAATTAGGTTGGGAAGTCGTATCACTTGATATAGATGAAAGAGCAGATATAGTATGTGATATATTAAAATGGGACTATAAAACATATGATAAAGATTACTTTGATGTGATATGGGCTTCTCCACCTTGTGATAATTATTCTATTTTGAATTATAGTAATATTGGTAGAAAATTGAAATGTGGTAAAATAGTGAGTTATGAAAGTATTGAAAAGGGTTGGGAAGAAGCAGATAAATTAGTAATAAAAACATTAGAAATCATAAATTATTTTAATCCTTTTATTTGGTTTATGGAAAATCCACAAACTGGAAAATTAAAGACAAGAGATATAGTAAAAGATTTATCTTATTACGATGTTGATTATTGTATGTATTCAGATTGGGGATATAGAAAAAGAACTCGTATATGGACTAATAAGAAAGATTGGAATAATAAAATTTGCGATGGTAATTGTGGAAATATGAATGGTAAAAAGCATAAAATAGATATGAGTGATTATCATATTAAAGGTATCAATAGATTAGATTTGAGACATAGAGTCCCCGAAGATTTAATATATAGTTTACTACTTGAATAAATTATCTATCTATTTATATATATGGAAAAACGTAATCCAAAAGTATTACCTATAAAAGATGAAGAAGGCAATGACCCAAAGCCTCACCACGAATATTTACCGGATGTTGGTGTTGGTGTGAAAGGTGCTGGTTCTTTATTATGTATGTTAAGTCCTAGAAATACTGGGAAAAGTACGATAATTAGTAATTTATTTTTGAATCCAAATTTCTATGGAGATGAGTTCTTTGACGAAGTATATATAATATCCCCAACTATTAATGTAGATAGAACATCAAGACATCTAGCAAAAAGATTTACAACATTTGATAATTATTCTCCCGAAGTATTACAAGGGATAGTTAGGTCACAATTAGCATTTGAAGAAGAAGACCGACCGGAGATAGCATTAGTATTAGATGATTGTGTGGGATTAATGGATAAAGAGATAGCAAATTTATGTACTCGTAGCCGACACTACAATATTAAATTATTAGTGATATCTTCACAGAAGTTTAGGGGAGCATTAGACCCAATTATTAGGGCAAATATAACTGATTTGATAGTTGGCTCACCATTCCCAAATCAAAGGGAGATATCAGCAATATCAGAAGAGTTCGGAGATATGTTTGGTGGACCGGATAATTGGATAGAATTATATAAGAAAGCGACTCCTAAAAAATATGATTTTGCAAGTATGAAGTTGACTAATCCCCCAAGATTTTTCAAAAAGTTTGAGGAAGAGTTACCAGTTAAATCAACCGTTGATAATATTTAATAAAAAAATTACCTATAAAAAAATAAAAGTTTATATATAATGGATTTGTATTCCCAAGGTCAAAGTATTAGTCAAGCAAATTCTCTTACAGAACAAGCAAGAGAAGCAAATAATGCAGCAAGAGAGTTTAATGATTCACTAGCAGCACAATTAGACGAAGCAAATGACGCATTAGATTCGGAGGCGAGTGAACAACAAGCTATTAATATGTACCAAGGAGTCACTTCTGGTGGTAAATTAGTGGGTCTTGCTGCCGGAACTAAAAAGGCAAAAGCGGCTGCTAGTGCTGCAAAAGGGGCATTAAAGTCAGCAACAACATTAATCCCCGGAGCTGTGACTGGTGCTGGTGAAGAAGGATTAGAAGCGATTACAGACGCATCATCATTTAGAAGAGCTGCCTCTGGTGTTAATTTAGCAGTAACAGATGAAGTTGCTGGTGGTGCTGGTAGATTTGAAATTGGTGCTACTGAACTTGGGGCAGCATTAGCCGAAGAAGGTGATAGTGTTCCAGTTGGTCTTGCTGTTCCTACAAGTGGGACAGTAGCAGCCCAAGAAGCATCTCGTGCAGCAGAAGGAGTGGGTGATTCAGTAGAAGCGGCGGGGGCGGCGGCAGACGTTAGCAGAGGTATTCAAACCTCGCAAGGAGTTGTTGGAGCGGCTAGTAGAGTTGAAGGTGCAGCAGATGCAGTTAGAACTGGACGGTTTGCTGACCTTGCTGGTCCGGGAGCAAAAGTAGCAAAAGGAGCAACAGAAGGAGCATTAGACGCAGCAATTGAAGGTGGTGCTAAAATTGGAGCGGGAGCGATAGCCAAAACAGCCGTAGCTGGTGTTGGTGGTGGATTAGATATATATAAAGATATCAAGAGTGGATGGAAATTTGATAATTGGAAACAAGAAGTTGGTAATATAGGTAATATAGCCGGTTCAGCATTAGAGATAGCTGGGGCGCTCACTGCTTGGACTGGTTTTGGAGTTGGGGCAGAAGCATTAGGGGCAGCAATATCAGTCGGTTCAACCGCATTAGAGACAGCCGGTGATATTCAAGCAACGGATAAGAAAAGAGAAGACCAAACCGCAGATATAACTAGTCAGACTCGCCAAGGAGTTGCTGCCGCCCAACAAGAATCTGTTGTTGGAAGGTCAAATTAATAAAATTAAAAATAATTTTTTATGTAATATTTTTTTATTAGTTAATATTATAATATGTCCTTTTGGAGAAATGAAAATAAGGTTCAGCTTTCGCAAACGCAAGTTTCAATCCCTAGCACTAATGGTAAAACGTACTCGGCAACTGCTGGTTCTGGTGGAGGAAGAGTAGATTTTGAGATTCCACCAAGTGTTAAGTTTATGGATGGAAAAAACTCCTATTTACAGTTTGATATTAAGATTGGTGCTGGGGCAGTCCCCACACGTCTTCAACTTGACCCATTCATCGGAGGCCAGTCAGTCATCAAAAATTTGAGAATTTACTCGGGTTCAAGAGCAGTATTATTGGAGGAGATTTCGGACTACAATGTTAAGTGTCAAGTTGAATATTCCTATAATCAAGATGAATCTTTAAGAAAAATGCGAGCATTAAAGGAAGGAACATTAATACCTAATATTAAGAATCGTGGTAATCTAGGCACTTCTGAATCTAATAATATTGATACTGTAACCAATCCCTACTACAAACCAGTTACAGTCGTCCGAGCTACTAGTGATTGGGGAACAGATGCTGATTTCCTTACTGCTAAATTAACCCTACCAATCCACTCTGGAATATTTGCTGACTCTGATAAAGTGTTCCCAGTTATGATGACACAAGGATTATATATTGAGATTGATTTAGAAGACCCAGCCAAGGTTATTAAGCAGTTAGATTCGGTGAACCGCCACCGCAGAATGCAGCAGAACCCACTCTTCCACGGCGTAGATGCTGGCGGAAGTGCTTTTATTAATGATAATGCTACTTCGGCAACTGAGGCAATATTCCTAGCAAAAACGAATACTATTCAGTCAGTAGAATCGTGTCCTTTTGTTAAGGGCGAGACTATTGGTATTTGTTCCAAGACAGACCCCGACCAGCAAGCAAATTTAACAAAAGCTGATGATACCCCCTATGACCCAATAATTGATGATATCACTGAGGAAGGTACATTTATTAAGTTAAAATTAAAAGAAATTACTCGTAACAGTAGCACTGCAAACGAGGGTGGAAGTGTATCTGTTACTAGTAATAACTTTATAGTTTATTCTACTGCTGCTGACAATGCTCGTGTCAGAGCGGACAATGGTGCAGCGCCGGCCGTCGTACCCCCCCTCATAACCGCATATGCTGCTACATATGAGCTATCAAATGCACAGATAGTATGTCAGCAAGTGGAATTAGACCCACGGTATGAGCAAGGTATGATGCAGAAACTCCAAGATGGTGGTTCAATAGAATTAGATATTCACTCTGCAACTAACTACAAACACTCTCTATTATCTTCTAATAGGAATGCGACAGTTAATCTCGCAGTGGGTAATACTCGTGCGAAGGCTTGTATTGTTGTACCGACAGATGCCAAGGTTTACAATACAGCAGAAAGTATTGCTGGTATTAATACCTATGATGAAGAGACTCTTGCTATGGATGGGAGACTTAAATCTATTAGAAGTGGTCAAGTTGGTATTATAGACCAGCTCACTTCGTATCAGTTTATGATTGATGATAAATTAGTGCCGAGCCGACCGATAGATGTCTCTAAAATTAATGGTGGGAAGAGTATTTCAGCACAGCCTCTTATAGAATTAGAGAAGGCATTAAATCAAGCCAAAATCGTCCCTAGGTCTTTTGTTGATTATAACAGAAACTTCTGTATTGGTCGTGCTTATGCTCTTAATGATGGAGTTATGAACCTTAATAATAAGACTAATCAGTTACAGCTCTTATATAATGAGAGGACTGATGCTGGTGTTGATGTGCCTCCCACTCGTGATAAGCTCTTAATGGCTTTTATTTACCACGTCCGTAGAATTAGTATTAAAGGAGATTCACTTGTTGTTTCTCTCTAAATTTTAATTAATTTTCTACAATTTTTTTTAATTATTTTTTTTTATTTAGTAAAGTATAATGTCTGAAAAGAAATACCTTACTATTCAGCCGAGTAATGTTCCAGCCACTGGTAAAATATCTCATAAAGGAGGTAATCCTATTATTACGATAACCCTTGGTCGTCAAGCTGCTATGTTAGATTTAGATACTATACGACTCTCTGGTGATTTAGCTATATGGAGTGATGCTGCTGGTTCTATCCATCCCACCGACGCCGTCGCAGCCGAGTTACGAGCCTCTCACAAGCTAGGAGCATTTGGTATCATAGACCAACTAGTTTTCCGTCACGCCGAGACAAAGCAAGTAATAGAGCATATAAGACACTACGGACGCTTTATGTCCTCCTTCTTACCGGTTATGAGTGGTCTTCAAGACCAAACTGGTCACTTATCGGAGAGTGCATTGATTAATTCTAACTACCGAGTATTTAGAGATACAGTTGTCCGCAATAATAAGGCATCTCCCTTCTCTATTCCCCTCCCTTCGGGAATGACACTTGGTGCTGATAAACTACCACTATCAAAAGTTCCCATAGAAATAGAGATTCATTTAGCTCCCGATTCGCAGTTCTTCTATTCATCATCCGGCGCTACCGGTCTCCCCAATGTGACCAATTCATTCTATGAGTTAACAAATGTTGAATTGACTTGTGAAGTTGATGTTGGAGACCAGTCTCCGGACCAAGGTGCTTGGACATTTAATTCTATTAGCTCATATTTCTCCACATTAGAAAGTACGAACTCTATTATTAATTACAACCTTGGATTATCAAAAGTTCTTGGTGCTTTTGTTAATTTTGTACCGAGTTCTTTTGTGAATAATTTAAGTCAAGATGGTTATTTAACCTATATGCCTAGTCAATCAAGCGGCGCACTCGCAAATTTAGAAACAATCTCTTTCCTTCGTAATGGTGAACGCTTCCCACTCAACTTTGAAGTTGATTCGGTCTATGATTCTAGCACTAATGCGACTTCGGTTGTTGATGCCCAAGTCATTAAGAGTTTCTTACACTCTATCATCCCCGAATCCCAGCACAACAGAACTGGTGCTGGTCCATTAGTCTCCAACAGAAGCTTCACAGTTGATGCTGACGTCGTAACTGGATATAGATTGATGCCCGAGTGCGGAGGTCTCTATGGGGTCGGGGTATTATATGATATGTTGGATTCGGAGGGTGTTGATTTCTCTCGTGCCCAGTTCTCCATCCAAATGACTAATGGTCTTGCAGATGGGAATCCAGTATCGGCATACTTATTTGTTAAGAGTAAGGTTGTTGTTGCCTATGATTCTCGTGCCGGAATCCAAGTCGTGCAATAGTCCAACTTCCTAATGTAATTATTTAAACAATAAACACTGTTATAAGTATTATAATGGAACATACACAATATATGAGAGAGTATCGTAAAACTCCAAAAGGTTATAAAATTACTATGATAGTAAATTGGAAACAACAAGGTTTAGTTGGTGATTATAATTCAATCTTTGAACGATACATAAATACAGAATATTGTGATTTATGTAAAGTATTATTAGAAGGTAAGGGTGGTAAAAAGAAATGTATGGAACACGACCATACTACTGGTGAGTTTAGAAATATAGTATGTAATCGCTGTAATACTTCTAAAACCGATAGAAAGAAACAAAAGAATAATACTACTGGATACAAGAATATATTATTTCATAAGAAAAAGAAGTTATGGATATATAGAAAACAATACAAAGGTAAATCAATTAAGATAATGAGAAAAAGTAAAAGGGATATCTTATGTATTAAATTTGCTGCAATGATATGTTATCGTTATTGATTTAAATATATTATATAATTATAAGATATAATGGAATGGAGGGATTTTTATTATAAATATTCAAATTAT